CTGCCGGGGTCGAGGCGATGGAGCAGTCTCTTCATCATCAGTTGAAGGGCAACTCCGCGCCTTGCTGGCCCCAGGAAGTTCGTGATCAGTTCATGAAGAAGGAGGGACCGCAGTACCAGGCGTTCTTGGACGAAGTCGCAAAGTATCCCGCGAATCGCATTCGCGCTTTCGACGATGTCCATGGGCGCTTGGCTCGGTTTGTGCTGGGCCTTGATGGCGAGAAATCTGCCGGTTGGTCCCAGTACTTTCGTCCCGGCACTAAACGGTCTTGGCAGGATCTCGAGGGCCTTGAGCTCGCCTCGTATTTGACGAGGTGTCGCCTCTTGCTTCGTGCCGCTGTTGGCCCCGACTTGATGGCTCAGATGACGCCGTCCCAGCTTGTCGAAGCTGGTCTGTCGGACCCCCGCACCTTGTTTATCAAGGCCGAGCCTCACGGCGAGGCCAAGGTTTGCGAGGGGCGCTGGCGCCTGATTTGGGGTGCTTCCCTGGTGGACGTTTGCACTGCGAGCATCACCTGCCGAAAGCAGGATAAACTCGACATTGAGCAGTTCCAAGGGGGCCCTCTTCCGGGCGGCCACCAGCAGGCTGCGGGCCTGGGTCACCACGATTTGGGCATCGAGCGTTTGAGCCGTGAGTTTGATCGCCTTTTGGCGACAGGTCTCGAGGTTTTCGATGCGGACGCCAAGAATTGGGACATGACGGTGAACCGGGATTCCATCTATGCGGACGCCTGGAGGCGAGTCATTCTTTACGATGGCTCGTACAAGGATGTCTTCGAGATGATGGCCCTCTGCGAGGCTGCGGCCAACAGTGCACATGTCGTGCTTGTGGGTGGCAGCCTTTGGGAGGTTCTGAAGCCCGGCCTCACCGCCAGCGGTATCCTCTCGACGACGGCGCAGAACTCGTTCATTCGTGCGTTGCTTTACTCCCTTGTGGGTATTAAGCATTGCATTGTGGCGGGTGACGATGCCGCCGGCGCTAGGACCCCTGGCTTCGACCACGTGGCGGCTCTCGCCGCCTACGGTCCCGTTGAGAAGGCGGTGAATCTTTACACGCCCGAGAAGGGCC